TAACGTTAAAAACGGTGGTAGTGTTTTTGAAGAGCTTAACCCTTCTAAAGAAGCTTCTAAAGAGCTTGAGTATGAAGAGGCAGTGATTGACATTAAATCGGCCATCCGTAAGAAGGAAAAAGAAAAAGGAGGCATCGACGAACTTACAGCATTAGCTGCCGTCCTATTAGGTTCTATCCAGTCCATCAAAGGTATGGGGGCTTCAGAACTAAAACGTGAAATCTACAGTCGTGTTGACGAAAACCCTTCAAGGTTCCTTGATGACAAGGGTAACGTTAACATCTTCGAAGATTCCTCAGTAACGAGGAAGTATCTTGTACTTACAGCCCTTAGTGCTGGTGTTATTAGGGTATCAATAGATAACCGATACATCCAGTGGGCAGACAAGGCTAATATTGCAGCGATACCTAAGGGTACAAACCCTGTAGAGTTCTTTGCTGACTACCTTGAGTCTGACGAAGGTCTGACTGTTATGGAGGAAATCCAAAAGAGATTCTAATATAAAAGCCCCCAGGAAACTGGGGGCTTTCTTTGTTTAAAAATACCCCATACGAAATTCTTCTTATATTTGCAAAAGATTTAACAGAATATTATGATCGACACAATTTACAGGGTTCTTCAGACAATAGTAAACAAAGAGCAAAACGGGTACGTATCCCCCGATGAGATAAACCTAATAGCCCACACGGTTCAGATGGAGATTTACAGGGAGTACTTTGATGATGAAAATAAGGATAAAAACCGTCAGAATAGGGGATTAACAAATGCTGGATATTCAAACCTTTCAGCGAATACCCGACAGCGTATACAACAATTTGCTGCAATTCAAACTCTGACTTTTGATGCCACAAACCAAAGGTTTCTACTGCCGGAAGATCTCTACCTTTTAGAGGAGAATGGCCTAACCACTCTACAGGGTAGAGTGCTTGACGAACTGGAGCGCAGTAGTGTAGGATACGCCCTACGGTCTACAGCAAATCCCTCGGAGGTATTCCCCTGCTATGAGCGATACAACAAATCCATAAAGGTACATCCGGTTACAATAACCAGCAACATCAACTGTCGATACCTGAGGAAGCCGATACCACCTAAGTGGACATTCATCATGGTAAATGGTAACCCATTCTTCAACCCAGCTGCCACCGACTATTCCGACTTTGAACTACATGAGTCAGAGTTTACAAATATAGTAATGAGGATGCTGACTCTTTTTGGGATCAATTTAAGGGAGCAGGAGATAGTACAGGTAGCCGAAGCTTTAAAAGACAAAACTAATATAAAAGAGAGTAACTAATGCCAATATATCAATCTACGTCAGATATTGACTACTACAATGACGATGCTGCATTGGGGAACTACCAGTATGTAACACTGGAGCAGATAGTTACAGATTACATGGATGGGATGCATCAGGACGATTACTCTTCAGGAACCCCTCGAAGGTTAATTCTACTGAACGCAAAGAGAGCATTTAGAGAATTTTATTACGATGTTGTTCAGGAGATTAAAGCTATAGAATTGGAATTAAGTCCGATGCTTACCGTAAAACTACCTCCGGATTTTGTAAACTACGTAAGGATATCATGGGTAGACGAGCATGGCCTATTACACCCGATGTCAGTAGACACAAGGATGTCTCAGGCTGTGGCGTACTTACAGGATAACAACTATAATTTGCTGTATGACAATGACGGTAATACGCTACTGGGTGATGGTGTTCGGGATACAGTAACAGCTGAAAGTGATACAATATCTAACTATACCCAAAGATCTTTCTGCCCAACCGGAGGCGGGTTTAACCCCAACGTACCTCTCAGTGTTATATTTATGAACGGTAAGTTCCGGCACGATAAAACCAACGGTATTATTGAGTTCGGCTCTGAGGTAAATGGTAAGAATATAGTACTGGAATATTTTTCAGATGGCTTATTCATAGGTACCGAAGGCAGGACTGAGGCAGATATCCGCATACATAAGTTTGCTGAGATGGCTATACACGACTACATATCAGCTGCCCTAATAAAGAACAGAAAAAATGTCCCCAACTATGCAGTTAGGGAAGCCAAACGTGAGGCAGGTAATAGTAAGAGAGTGGCCAAGAGAAGGATTAACACAATAAGAAAAGAAGAATTATTGCAGGCGTTTAGAGGGTCTTCACGCTGGATTAAGAGCTAATTAAACACAATCAAATGGGAACAATAAGTACAGTAAATGGTTATATTCTTGCTACACCTGTAGCAGAAAAACAAGGAGTCCTAATTATGAACGAAGGTACTAAAGCGTATAGGGAGCTTGTAGTAGCTCATATCGGTGAAACTACCTCCGAGTCATTGACAGTAGGATCCACAATATTTGTAGGGAGGAAAGATGGTATAGAGTTACCCATAAACGGTGAACTATACGTTTCAGTGCATGAGAAGAACATAATGGTAATACTATAAATACTGGATGAAATTATCTAACAATTTTACACAATCCAAACTTAATACCGATTTAGATGAAAGGATACTACCGAAAGGCCAGTATCCTTACATGCTTAATGGTAGGGTTGTGAATGCCGGAGGATCTAATATGGGGGCTGTGGAAAACCACTTAGGCAATGAGCAGCTTACAGGATTTGATCTTACCGATGCTGTGGTAATTGGGGCACTGGCTGACACCTCAAATCAAAAACTATATTTCTTTATTACATCTTTGGAGAAGGATCTTGTAATAGAGTACGATGACTTAAACACCGTAACCACAACCTTACTTGAATCTTCCCGACCTAATGGAGTACTAAACTTTGATAGGAATTATCTTATAACAGGGGTCAACAAGGTTATAAATGGTAACTACATGCGAGATATGTTGTTTTGGACAGACGACAAGAACCCACCAAGGGTTATAAATATTGAGAGAGCCAAAACATACACCGCAGACTCTTTCATAGAGGATGATATATCAGTTATCAAGATACCTCCGGTAGAAGCCCCTATAGTACAGTTTACATTCACACCAACAACTCTTGAGGACAACCTAAGAGAGCGTTTTGTGAGCTTCGCGTACCGGTACAAGTATTTGGACGGAGAATACAGCGCTTTATCCCCTTTCCAATACTATATGTTTTCTCCTGTAGGTTTCGACCTTGATTATCAAACATACGAGAATAATGGAATGGTTAATGCTTTTAACGCCCTGAACGTGAAGTTCAAGACCGGAAGTAAGCGCGTAACAGATGTACAGCTTGTATACAAAGAGTCCAACTCCAATAACGTCTACTTGGTAGAGACCTTTAACAAGAAATTAAAAGGCTGGAATGATGAGGAGGAGCAGTCCTTCTTCTACTCTAACAGTAAAATATACATGGTACTTCCGGAGAGGGAGCTTTACAGAAATTACGATAATGTACCAAGATTGGCCAAGGCTCAGGAGCTTATAGGTAACAGGATCAGTTATGCCAACTACCTCGAAAATAATAACATGCTTAATAAGTTCGGGGAAGAAATTGGTATGGACTATACTGTATCTTTACAGACCAATAGTTTAGCAGGGGTTGCGGTGCCTTATGCAATACAGAGCGGTGGTGTAGTACTAAACCAAATAGTGATTGATTTTACTGATATTGTCCTGAAAGGAAATACCCGAATTACATTTCAATCCGAGATCAGAGCTGCCGCATACAACGGAACATACTCAGGTATCACAGACTTTATCCTTAATAGGGATTATGTAGATGTGGACGACCTTGCAACGGATGGGGACTTTGTACTATTTATAAATACTATACTTACCAATAACTTCCTCGCTGGATATGAGATAGATGTTCCGGATAATGGGGTTGTGGACAGTACAACAGGGTTCAGCATAGTAAGCCACACTTCCACCAGTATAACACTTCAGGCACCTTCGGTTACCTTTAAGATTGATGGTACCCCAAGTGTCCCTGATGACCCTGTTAACGATAGCTATGAGACAGCTTCTTTTATATGGAGTCCATTAACTAATGTATTCTATAAAGAAAGCACCGTGGATTCAAGCCTTAAGACAAACAGGAGCTACGAGGTTGGAATCGTGTACGAGGATCGCTACAAGCGAGGCACTCCTGCACTAACCTCACAAAGCAATACTATATTTATCCCTCAGAAGTATTCTGTGTATCAAAATAAACTCAGGGTGTCTTTAAATCACACTGCTCCGGAGTGGGCAGACCACTTTAGGTTTGTAGTTAAGCAGAATAAGTTAGAGTATCAAACCATATACACATCACAGTTTTACCAAGACGGTCTTTACCGATGGGTAAGGCTTGAGGGGGAGAATAAGCAGAAGGTTAAAGAAGGCGATACCCTTATTGTGAAATCAGACCTTTCAGGGGTCGTAGAGGACGTTATTAAGTTAAAAGTACTGGAAGTATCACCACAACTTAAAGACTTCATTGTGGGCAATAAATTAGACAGTGGTGAAGATCTTATAGAGTCGGCCGGTGTGTATATGAAGGTTAAGCCAGTGGACGGTTTAAACATGGACTTGGACGGTGATTCTTATAAGGAGATCGTTGCAAGAAGTAAGAGAAGGTACGCCTCCAATTACAAGGTGTATACGTCTCCGGAGTTTGGTTATAGGGATGAGGCGGACACCTATGTCCCTTACCTTGTAAATGCCGGAACTCAGATCACAGTTTACATAGACCTTAAGGCCGGTGGTAGTATCTCATTCCAAGAGACCTTTAATAAGACTTATATAGTTCAGAATAACTACGCCACGGTTAAGGACTGGTTTGAGGCTGAAGCCCAAACAGATGTTCAGGCTTATGCCGATTCTGATATTGGTGGAGGTAGGACTGCATTGAGGGAGTTTGGGTTTAACACCGATGGTTCCAAGTTTTACGTGAGGGCAGATAGGGATGGTACGGCTACACGCGATATCATTACTACTGTTAAGTTCCAGCTATTACTATCGGCAGGGATAATGATCTATGAGACAGAGGCTAAAGATTCAGGGGTTGATTTTTATTACTTAGATCCAGCAACTTATTATTTTGATGGTGTAAACCACTTAGGTAATATACAAAATCAAGATGTGAGTACAGGCACACCGGCCATCTTTGAATTAGGAATGTTTAATTGCTATGCCATGGGTAACGGGGCGGAGAGTAATAGGATTAGGGATAATGCAAGTGCTAAATACCTTAACATCGACTACCAACCTACGACAACATCACTGGAGCCTTTTAAGGAAACGAGGCGTTATGCGGATATAACATATAGTGCTTCATACAATGAGAACACTAATGTTAACGGCCTGAACGATTTTAATCTGTACACGGCCAACTTCAAGGAGGATATCGATAAGAAGTATGGATCTATTCAGAAACTGTACTCCCATGATACTGACTTAGTTGTATTTCAGGAGGATAAGGTATCAAGGGTGTTATATGGTAAAGACCTTTTAGCTAAGGCAGATGGGAGAGCCGACCTTGTTAGTATTGAAGATGTACTTGGCCAGCAGATCCCTTATACAGGGGAGTGGGGAATTAGTAAAAATCCGGAGAGCTTTGCTTTTAAAGGAAATGCTATATATTTCACAGATAGGAAACGCGGCACTCCTGTAAGACTATCCCTCGATGGTAACACTGAGCTAAATATAGGGATGACTAACTTCTTTAAAGAGTTGTTTAAGACGACCTCAAACTCTAAACAAGTTGGGGCATTTGACCCTTACTATGACCAGTATGTGCTTACATCAGGAGGTGTCGGGATTTACCCAGCCATAAAGCTAAACTGCTCGAATGTTATCACCCGACAGGATTTTAATGGACAGCTTACTATAGAAATGGACTATGGCACCCAAATAGGGAATGCTGGATTTTCATACATCACTAATGGGGTTCCGGTAAAGTTCGACTTAACATGGGATGGTGTAACAGTGTCTACAGGGTATGTTGGGGACTTCCAGTATGACGATCAACTTGTGGAGCTTGGATTGCCTCCGGTATCCGGCACCGGTATAGGTTCATTAACCTTTAATAAGTCTACTGTGTATCCACCTACAGCTTTTATAACTATAACATCACCCTTTGATGATGCAAGGTTCCAGTTGGCAGGCAGTTGCGTAGTTACTCCGGAGATAACGGTAATTAAGATAGTATCAAACGATGCTACATTTACAGGCATGCAGGAAACCAACAGGTTCAAGTGGGTTAACTCAGGGTATTCAAGCCCATACAGTAATAATTTCACCCTGTTCGGTGAGGATGCAGTAACATCTTACGATGTACTTACAGGTAATCAGGGCACAGGGTATATACCCACTAACGGGAGTACTATTTTAATGGAGGCTTTTAGTGTTTTTGGGCAGACTTCGGCATTTAACCTTGGGGGTAAGTTTATGTATCTGACATCTAACACTCTATATACAGAGGATCAGATAGAGGATATAAGGGCTGCGGCCACAACGCTGGAGTCTTCGGAGATAAATTACCCCAATGGGGATATATTGCACAGTGCTTCGTGGGTACTTCCTTCGGATTTTTCCCAACAGTACGTGTACTTGATTTGGGATTATAGGAAGTTGGCTATTACACCTAACACCAGTATATACATTTACTTTGATTCATCAGGGTCTATGAATACTACGTTAGCACCACTTCAGGAGATGAAGGAGACTTTACTTAAGGATACCTTACTCCCAATATATAACAATGATAGTGACCTGTATGACTCTAAAGTTCAGGTAATTTCTTGGGCGAACGAGAGAACTATGTCAGTACTAAATATGGAGGGGGCAACTCCTGAAGGCACCGCTGTAGTATTAGTATTTACAGATGAGGCTAATCCGGTATACCATAGTGGGGTAATAATCTCACCGAGGACACCTACTTACGACTCCGACATTGCCACGTTTAGGGGCAGGCTAAGCGGGTTCCCTGTTAATTACTACAGGGGCGTGGTATTTCAAGTGGATGGGACACCTATATTTAAGACATTAATGCAGGCTGTTCAGCAGGGTACTGGCAGCTACCTCCCACCTTAC